TGTCCCCTATTGAGCTATTATAACTAAAATCGTTTAGCTTAGCTCCGATAAATGTATACCTTAACGCTTCATCCTCTTGGTTAATTGGTATTGTTCCAGCGTTTATTGGAGCGGCTAAACTCTTAGGGCAAGTCTGTTTTGGGTCAACTTTTATGGTGAAATTATAACCACTGTTTATAGCGATTAAATCTATTAAAGATCCACTATTACCTGAATCTACAAATCCCTCTAAACTTAAATTAGCATATATTGTGGAGGTAGGGAGGGTTTTAACTGGAAATTTATAACCTAAATTATTTAAAGGTTCGCGATTTAATTCTATAGAGATGTCGTAACTTTGGATATGTAAAGAATCAAAATCTACCCCTAGGCCAGAAAATGAATCCGTGCTTATAGTTATATCACCGTGAGTTAAAGCGGCGTAACCTTCTGAAGAAAGAACTCTAGGTATTATTACGCTTTTTTCCGGACTTATCTTTCCACTTTGAGTTTCTATTCCGGGAGCTTGAAAACCACTACCACTCATATCAAAATTAATATTGTAAGCAGTATAAGAAACTGAAGCACTAGCAAATCCTCCTACAGCCCCTTGAGTATTGTAAGAATTAAGATAACAGTTACCAAACCCTATTACGTTATACCCTGTGGCGGCGGGGTCAATAGATTGATAAATATCTGGATCTACAAAATTCTCCTTAAAGTAACTTCTATTTATATCTTCTTTATCCGGATTAACTACAGCATATATGTTCCTGCAATCCCTGTATTGATTTAAAGGAAAATCTTGCCAAGGATATTTAAGCTCCTTGCTTTCATTTTTTTCGAAAAAACCAGAAAGAAGCGAAACGTTTTGATTGTCTTCGTAAAAAGACTCCCCACTAAATGGAAAATTAAACAAAGGGTAATTAACGTTAAAACCTAATCGCGACTCATTTTTAGTACCACATAACAAGTAGTCAAAACTTAAATCCACAGATGGATAGTCAATATAAGGTCTGTCAACTAACCCTCTTTGATTAATTTGAACTATATCAGTATGAGGAGTATTAATAGAGTAACTAACTGACTGAATCCTATCAATTGGATTTAACTTGTTTATTTTTTGAACTAACGAAGAATAATCGTCAGTAGGGTCACCCCCGATATAACTTAAAAAATTATAACCGCTTTTCGGGGCAGGTCCTACAAATAAGGCCTGACAATTGTAAATTACAGTTGGCCTTGCCATTACTTTTCTCCTTCATAAACACTTGCGTATAATATCCCTGCTAAAAAGTCATCGACTTGATGTTCGTAAGCAACATCTTGGACTTTTTTAACTCTGTCGTGATTTCTGTCAGTAGGTTCTGCAGCATACCTTCCGGCTTTAGCTAACCAATTTTCAGGATCTTCATTTGCTATTACAATATTAGTTATTTCTTTAGCTATACCTTTTTGTTGCTTACTTAAACGCTTTCTATTATGTAATTGCCTTAAAGATGCTTCAACCTCTAATGTCAACTTATCTGAGAGGTTTAAATTATCTTGTATACTAGTTAAGCTAAAATTGAGAGTTTCTTTCGCCGAAGCTTTAGTCCCTACTGGAGTTTTTGTATCAGTTTCTTTAGGAGTATTGCTTCCGGGTGGTCTACCGCTCATCTGCGGGCCTTTAGCCCCACCAATCAATGGTTGATATAAACCTTCGTTTTTAAGCTCTTGAAATCTTTTTTGAGATTCAACAGATTCATCTGAAGTAGGGAACCTGCCAGACTCTATAGCTTGCATACCTTCTTCTGCCGTTAGAACTCCCAGCTCGATTAACCTACTGTAAATACGAGAATAAACCGATGTATCTCTTAAATCTACATCTTCAAAATGAGCTGTAGGATAGTTTTTAAATCCTAACTCTTTAGAAACACGTCTTATCTCTGGCATTAGAAAATTCTCTAAAAATACTCTACGTCCTTGTTTAAGTCTTTCCATAAACACTTGGACTTTAATACTAGTATTAGCGAACTTTTCGTCACTTAATAAAATATTGTTTAAGCCCATTTGTATGTCTTGGTTGACTACATCATATTTTTTAGGATCAAGAATGTTTCCAATGTCTGGAATAACAAATTTGGCATCAGTAGTATAATCAGAAATCAATACTCTACCTACAGACTCGTTTTCAAAGAGCTGTTGCATTGCCATTAAATTCTTTTGGTTTACTCCCCCATCTGCTGGTTTAGCCCCCATTGTTATTAATAATATAGCTTGATTAGTAGTTCTAGCTACAGCCATATCCATTTGTTTCATCTCCTGTTTCCAGTTGATATCTTCTAAAACAGGGTAACCCATAGGAACCGCAAAGGGTTCGTAATCTTGTTTTTTATAGAAAACGGCGATTAATTTATCAGTATCTAATGGTATGGTGATAGCTGACATACCAACATTTTTACTATCTTCAATAGTTTTTCTAGTTTGCGGAGGTAAACTTTCAAGGACTTCTCTATCTTCCTCTGTTTGAGGGTAACGAAGCCTTTGAAGTTCATAGTCAGTTATAACTTTGTAATAAACTCCAGTACTAAATGAAATACTCCCTTGAAGCTGAATGTCCGAAGGGTTTAATATTATATATTTCGCTGGTATGTCTATTTCTTCTCCAGCCTGAGCTAAACCAAAGGTTTGATTAATTTTAAAAGCGTCATCTTTTTCCATCTTGGCATTATAACGATACATGAATACATTACCTGACCTATAATACTCTCTAAAAAAACGGCTTTGAAGATCGTCTATATTTATGCGTGAAAAAAGAGTTTTGAAAAATTCACGAGATTTACGACTACCTCCAGTATAAAATAAATTACTAATCGAAAATTCAGTCATTAAATCGATAGTGTTCCTAAAAACTGAGAAGTTATAGTAAGCTTTTTGACACAGAATAATCGTATCTCTTATATCAATATTAGAGTTGTTTGTTATTCCATGCGAATACTTGAAGGGAATCATCCCGTCTTCAATATTTTTAAAGCGGTCAGTCCGAGGAATGTCGGCTGCTTTGTTTCTACGGGTTCGTGTTTGAGTAGCAGTGCTTTGGTGCATTGCCATCAATGGTTCCGTACCTTGTTCCGTTTTCTTCTTTACAGCCATATTTTACTTTAAAATTACACCTAAGCTATCATTCTGGGAGTAAATGTATGATTAATTTGCTCTTGGTGAGTATTTTTAATATCATTATAGGCTTTAACAGCCCAGTTTCCTAACATTAAAGTAGTGTAATTATCCTTACGGGCGCGGTTAACTGAAGTGCTCCTTTTAAGGTGTTGAGGAAGATCAAAGGTTTGGGTGCCTTTAGCTGTAGTTTTGACTTCTACAAGGGCGCATTGCTTTTTAGTTTGATTAACCATGTCATCTTGGAACTCAATTAAATCCCCTTTATCTGCATAAGGCATTAATTTTAAAGGTACAGCTTGAGATATAACCCTATCAAAAAAACTACCACAAGCCGCCGTCCTAGAAGCAAACCAGATCCTTTTATGATCAATTGAAGCTTGAAGATATTCATTAGCTTCTCGTAAAAAAGTAACCGAAAACAACTGCTTAAAACATATAACGCCTTCTTTCATATTATACTGCTGTTTAGCTTTAAGAAGCATTTTTCTATAATCTTCACCTGATTTATCGCTTTGAAAATCAAAAAACTTAATATGAGTCCGTGTACTCACAAAAAGCTCAGACTCATTTGCGCTATCTATAAATTGATATCCTGCGTTATCAATTATAATCATTACTAGGTTAAAGTTATTCACTATGTAATGAAGATATTTTATATGATCTTTTAAGTCCCCACCCGCTACTGCATAACTATGAACTAAAGTAGAATGGTTTTTCTTTTCCTCATCTAGTTCAAGGATCGTCATAGCGAAATAATCAGAAGACGGACTGTTACTAAAACTGGGGTCAATAGCTAAAATATAATCTTTGTCTCTTTCTCCCTTTATCAAAGTGTGAGGCTTTTCGGTATCAGGGACAGTACAATCATGCATTTTCTTTGCGCTGAAGTAACTGTCACTGCCGTCAGTAAATTGAGCGCAATACTCTCGTAAAAAAGAAGAGTTAGAAGATCCTCCTGCTCGTGCTTCCTCAATCACTGTGCTATCTATCATATCTGTAGGTATAGAATCAAAAGCCATTTGTGATATAAAGTAGTTTGAGTTGAGAATATCATCTGAATAAATATTATTCATCCAGTCTTTGTAAGTTTTAAAAAGGTTTTCAAAACTAAAACTTGCAGATGAGAGAGCAATCATCTTTGAATTATTTTGAAATTTTATCCTATCCTTCTCTTGCATTTTTCCGGACTTAATAAGGTCATCTTCCATCTCCCTTATCTTTATTCTTTCTGCCATGTCTTGTGGA